ACTTATAGTTTTCTTTATCTCTTTGTGTACTTACCGCCTGAGCTGTAGGCATATTGGTAAATAGCAATAGCCCGGCCAAAAGCACCAAACTACGCCTGCGAGCTATCCGCCTCAGCGGCTCGCCTGCGAGTATGGAGCGTAGCGATACAGTCAAATACCTGTCAATCTTGAGCGTGGCTTTGAGCGTGTCCCACAGGTTATTAACCCCTGTGGATAACATCTGTGGATAACTATTACTCATAATTACCCTCCCAGATAAGCTCAGGATCGCCCTGATTAAAGCTTAATATTATTGAGTGAAAGCTCGGCCCCTTTATTACATTTTCCTCAGCACCGATATACGAGATACGCCGACTTGGAATATACACACTTGGATAGCCGTACTCTTTATACATATTATGCCGTTTAACTCCACCAAGGGCATCTAAGGGCATTACTAATACGCTTTTAACTCCATACTCATACACCCGTTTAATTACCTTGTCTTTAATACTAAACGGCGGATTAGTGACTATGTACTCACAATGCCGAAAGTCGCCCTCAATGAAATTATCAAATCCATAAGCTACCGCGTGTCCTTGAGCCTCAAGGGTTTTAACAAAGAGGCTATCGGCCGTGTCATAAGGGCAAAGGATCAACGATTGAGGCTTAGGGTCAAGCAATTTAAGCGCAATATCTACTACGTCCTGAGTTGTGTACCACTCGTCCGAGTAAATGCCTCCGGTTATATTGTTTTTACGCATCTTTACCCCAGCCTTTACCCTTAAAGCTAATGCCCGGCGCGTGATATACCTGCCTCATATGGCTACCGCAGCACATAGGCGCAGCGTTCGAGGTGATAGGTTGCTCAAGCTCATATCGAATATTGCAGCTAATACACTCATATTCATAAATCGGCATCGCGTAAGTCCTCCATTAGTACTACCCCCATAACACCGCATTTAACGCATTGGAGCGACTTAACGTACGGTGGCAGGTTATCGGTTACGACTCGCTCTATATGATCGGTCATCTTGGCACATAGGCGGCATTTAGTTTTATACGTCGCCATAGTTAGACCTTTCGAGGTATTGCATCTCAAATAGATTAGCTCGAGGTACCCAATAGTTATCCTGATACGTATGTTTATATCGCGGCTGCATGGCCATATGCACCGGCATCCATCCGAGTAATATATAAACCGGGCTCCATCCGGTAACTAATATAGCTACATCGTTAGGCCTCGGGTTTGGCCTGTTTTGTATGATTAAATGGCCGTTAGCGTGTTTGGTCCATTTAACCTCGATGTTTTCGCCTACATCCGCCTCATCGTGAAACGTATCTACTTTAGGCACAAAGCCATAATCGCCAAAGTAATTAGCTACGGCCGTCTCAGCTCCGGCGCTTTCGGCCTTTTGCCATATGAACTCGTGATAATTGGTAAAGCGTTGTCCAAATTGATTAGCATCCCCCGGATCGGCATTTATAGAAATTGCTCGCTCGAGGCCTTTTTTATGAGCGGTAATTTCTTGCGATCGATCGAGTATTACTTTAGCTACGCGCGACATTGTGCACATAACCATAAAACTACCTCGCCCGATACATCCCGATACGAAAAGCCGCCCAAAGCCGTTTGCCACTCGTTGCATTGGTCGCATTGTTTGGCGTTCATAACGGTAGTCGTACCGTCGTCGTGGATAGTCGTAGCTATGCCCTCTTTAATAAATGTAAGCTCGCCCACGTCTATACCTGCGGTTTCCATTTACCATCGGATCCGAGTACGTGCCAATAAGGGTTACATTGATTAGCTCTAACTCGCTCCGTGCATTTATAAGCCGCCCAGGGTTTACCCGTTGCCTTAGCCGTACCCTCAGCCCAAACCATCGTGCCGTGAGGGCATCGAGGGGCCTCAGCTACTAACTCACCGCCTAATTCTTTACCGATCTCTAAGATGCTACTCGCCATCGTTGCCATGTCCTCGATCGAGGCCTTTGTACTCCACGGGTCCGAGTCCGCCGGTAATGTCTCGACCTTTTCCATATCCTGCGCGGTAGGCCGTGAGTTATGCTCAAGGCTAGGCGTTAGTAAACCTATGCAACGGCCATAAGCTGAGGTAATTGTGTCCTCTATAAACCATTTTTTCATATTGTTTGGATACGTCGAGACGTTACCAAAAGCGTAATCGACGGCGCTAGGTAGATGATCCTCATACTCCCGGTACGCCTCAGCTTTAACTAGGATCGTACCTTTAATAATATCTAGATCCTCGATATATGCGACTAATCTGCCGGATGGGAATTCTAATCTAAAGCGCTTAATACGAGCGTTTACGTCCTCGTAGTTATCTAAAAACCCCATTAGATTAGCTCCTTATCTTTCAGAGCTTGAGCGATAGCGCGGCCACGTACAAAGCCCTCGCCGTGCCCTTGTCGGTGTCCTATTGAGTAACCGATTACCATAAACATAAAGCCCATACCGCAGGCTGCCAAACCGATCAATATATCTAAACTATTCATTACTTAGCCCTTTGTTAAGGCCGATCAAGCTACTAACCGAGTAGCCCTCTCAGCGTTTGTAGTATCAGTATGAGGGCTTTTTGTCCGAATTAAAAGCGTATAGCCTTTTGGCGTGTCGCTACTTGGCTAGTCGATCCTCTAACAAAATCTCGTAGATGCGGTCCACGCGCTTTTCGATACGCTCAACGCGCCCGGCTAAGTTATGGCCGCCGTTGCCGTCCGGCTTTAACTCGGCTAAATAATATTTAACCAAATGGCGGACGAGCCCAGCCCCTAGCCCCAAAATAGTAAAACTCCCGAGAGCTATACCAACTACGAGCTGAGCTCTTTCCATTACTTAGCGCCTACGCCTAATTGCTTCTCCGACGGTTGCAGCGCTTTTAGTAGTGGCCCGATTAGCCCAGCGATAAACGCGTTAGCCAATACTTTGTAGTCTGTAATGCCGGACATATACAAAGCCGCTACGGATGCGAGGGATGCTCGACCGTAGGATTTTGCTGCCGCTATTGCTTGCTCTTTCATTTGTTGCTCCTTAGTGCCCTTAAGGATTTATCTAACTATAAACCTAAACTAGCGATTAAGGCTTTAGCCTTGCTTGCCGATATCTCTACCTCAAAGTGCATATCGTCCGGCCTGCTCTTAAAATCGCCGCCCCACTTGAGACCGTATTTTTTAGCTAAAGCTCTAAGCATTGGGATCTTTTCAGCCGGGAAAGTGCCGGCCTTGCCTAGTGGATGCTTAGTCGCATTTAGATCAATAGCGGTCCCGGATGAGTGACACGATAAACGATCGGTAGATCCGCGCACCATACGAAAGGCGTAGCCCCAATCGTCAAAGGTACCCTCATCAATCGGCTCGATTAGCTTGTGAAATTCCGCAGCAAAGGCGGCTAAGAGAGGCCCAACACTCTCAGCGCACCTTAGCTTACGGTCCGTACCCTTTACCGGGTAGGACTTTATTTTAATCTCGTCCGGATCTCTAGAGGCCGGATAACCGTTATAGCTTGTAAGACTCATCCCAGTAAAGCGGCAATTTCGTCCGGTGTTAGTCCTAGTTTTGCGATAACGCTATCGCGTAGAGCAGCCTTTTCAGTTGCCGCGCGCTCATCCTCGGCTTTTTGCTCAAGAAAGGTTGCCGCATCTGCCTCGCGCTGCTCAATTTCTAAAGGAGTGAGCGCTATCTCTGTCACCTCTTGAGTTTCAACATTATAAACGATCTTGAAGTTTTCCATTATTTGACTCCATAAAGTGCGTATGAACCTGATGTGAAATTACCGCTGAAAGGAAAGAAATTAACTTCTGTGATAGCACCCGTTTGATTATAAATGCCATTACGCGGATCATAATTGACTGTCGTTGGTGTTGAAGCATTGTTTGTTACTGGCTTTGATGTAATTAGTTTCCAAGTTGTTGCATTTGCATAGTCAGGTATCTCAAAAATAGAGAGTCCATCTGAAGCTCCATTATCTGTTCCTGATGTCATTTCCATTTGTGCAGCAGAAAACGAACCGCCTGTGATTGCGCCACCCATATAGTAACGAGTATTCGAGTCATTGTTAAATCTAAAACAAAGACCAACATTATCATTGGCTGGTCTAAAGTTTCTTACATAAAGAACTAGATCGACATAAGAACCACTAATGCTCGTTAAGTTAATAGCAGAGCCAGATAGTGAACCGCTTGCCAAAAGTGTCATACCACCACCGCTGGCAGGAGTAGCCCACTTTAATCCGGTTGTTTCCGCCGAGTCTGCGGTTAAAACGGTGCCGTTAGCTCCGACCGCTAAACGTGCAAAAGTGTCTGCACCTGTCCCGGGTACTAAATCACCTTTAGCATCGATAGCCGTAGCCATCGAGTTAGTAACGGTTACGGTACCTGAAGTACCTCCGCCGCTAATACCTGTACCTGCGGTAACTCCGGTAATATCACCGGCTGCATCTGTTACCCACGTAAAGTCCATATCGGTATTAGAGTTTTTGCTTAATACCTGTCCTGTAGTGCCGCCCTTAAGATCGACTAAAGAGGCATCGATAGAGTCGCCTAAGGCTTCGATAGCCGTCGCTCCATCTTTTACTAAGTCGGTCGATGTAGGTACCGGCCAATTAAAATTAGGCGTTACTGTTGCCATTATGTCAAACCTCCAAAAGCATTTTCCCAGATGAGTGTAGCGTTTACACCCGTCCAAACTAGGTTAGCCGGGCTAACCGTGTCCCATTGTGGCGCAACGAGTGAGAAATCTGTAGGACTTAGTGTGAGTGTTATGTCCACGAATTGAGGCGTAGCCCGGATAGCAAAACCCTCTAAAAAGCCGTTAAACGATCCGTTAAACATATTGATCGGTAGATCGTTAATAACAATAGGCTCGCCAAAAAATACATCTATAAGCTTATTACGCTCTGCATCGGGTAGGTCGCCGCTATCTAGTCTAAAGGTAATCGCCTGTAGCTGCTCTCGAGGGATAGCACGTAGGCCTAACTCTCGATCCATTACATCCTCAACATCGCTAAGGTTATGCAGGTTGCTATTTACCGCTCGCTGATAACGGCCGTAGTTAGCGATGGAGTCGGCATCGAGGGCCGTAGCTTGATTATTGTAATTATTGCCATAGTTAAATACAAGGGAGTTACGGATCTTGCCTATTTGTAGGATAGATTTAACGCTAGACGGAGTAGCGTAATTAGCCGATAAAGTCGTATATCCGTTAGCCGATAAGTAAGCCGTACGATGGTCGGCATCGGCATAACAAACACGGCCGGCTTTATCCTCGTAAATTTGTCCTAGCGCGCTTTGTGCAATTTGAGCGCAGAGGTTATAACTGTTAGCCGGATCGGCTGCTCTACTAATCATCTCGTATAGACCAGGTTGATCGATCTCGCCGAGTCCTACGTTTTCTGCATTAGCCCACGTAGTCGTAGGGTCGTAGTCCATCCACCTAAGAGCCGGGGCCACCTCAAACCATGAGTTAATAAGTAGCTCATTGAGTATGTCGTATATCTGAGTACCATCCTCAGTTTTAGGCAAGGCATCCGGGAAAAGAGCTTTAGTTAATTTTGCTAACGATCCTACGGCCAAAATGCTACCGATCGTTATAAAGCCCACCTCCTCCGGAGATCGGACCGAGATGCCAAAATCTGATACCGCGCCGCCAAACACCGGGATGTATGTACCTGAGCTATTCTTAAGCTCGAGAGTTAAGACATCGGTTACGTCGATGTCAAAAGCCGTGTTATTTACGTTTACGATCTCCATACGGGCATAACCGGCGTTGCATTGTAAATCGATATCATCGCGACCCGTTGCCATTGTTACGCTTAGGACGTTTGTATAGACGGTCGTGCCGACGGTTATACGCCACTCGGGCAACCATGTACTCATGCTACTAAGTAATCTCCGGAGCCTCGATTAACTGAGGTACCTCGGTAGCTCGACTGATTAAGAGTATCCTCAATAGCTCGAGCGATAGCCTCGGGATCCCCGATCCCTGTATTTACGTTAATAGTTACATTGGTATCTCGATCAAAAGCACCACCACGGGACAAACCACCATATGCTCCACCCTCGTTAGCTCTAAACTCACCGGCATTAAATGAATTTATAGCTCCACCCATAAAAGATTTAACTAGAGCATTAAAAGCGCCTGAGTCCTCGACGGTTTGAAAAGTGTCTGTAACTGTGTCCGCGAAATACTTAATAGCATCGGCGGCCTCTTTAGCCTTTACATCGGCGATCGTTGCAGGCGCTCCGCTTGGTGATCCCGGTGCCCCGCCGACCGAGCCGGGAGTAGTACCCGTTACTCCTCCGACAGCTCCGCCTCCGGTGCCAATTCTGCCTAAAGCTGCGGCATATTCTTGTAAGGCTTTTAGTCGAGCATCATCGGCGGCTTTTTGTGCTTTAGCTACGCGATCGATCATCGCTAACTCCTCAGACTCACGGAGTTTATTAAGCGTTAAAGATGCGTTACTAGTCTTACTTAGGGAGGCTAATTTAGCGATCTCGGTTAATTGGATCTGTACGCGCTCGCTATAACTCTCTTTAGCCGCTAACTCACCGGCTGCGGTAATAGCTGCATTGTATTTACCGAAAGCAATTTGCCGAGCGTTTTCTTTATCCGTCTCGGCCATCTTTGATTTATCTATTGCGGTAAGCTCATTAAGTAATTGAGTGTTAATAGCCTCAAGGGTTGCATTACTAATTTGAGTAATACCGGCTAGTTTGGCCATGTCTGCATTTTTTTGCAGCGCCGCTAGCTCGTTAATTTTCTTAAGGGCTAAATCGCCGTTATCCTCCTCAATAGCCTGTAGGGCCTCGAGGCGTAGGATCGTCTCTTTGTCGTAGGT